GGTCCGCGGGTCCTGTGGCAGCCCGAACGGGTTCACGAGGGACGAGGCCCGCGACATGTTCGCCGCTGCTGCGAAGGCCAGGGGCCGGTCGGTGGATGAGCTGGTGGATCTGGCGATGGGCGCTGAGTGGCAGGAGACGAAGCCGCACCCGGCGTACGACCTGGACAGGTCGCGTGAGGAGCGGGTGGTGGCGTATCACCGGTGGTTGAACCGTCCGGTGGTCGAACAGAAGCTCGCGGAGGTCGAGGTATGAGCAGGCCCAGGCTTCTCGATTTGTTCTGCGGCGCCGGCGGCTGCTCAGTGGGGTATCACCGCGCGGGCTTTGATGTGGTGGGTGTGGACATCGCTCCGCAGCCGAACTACCCGTTTGAGTTCTGGCAAGCCGACGCGCTCGAGGTTCTCGAGCGTACGGAGCGGTGGCTTGACGATGGCGCGCTCTGGCGCTTCGACGCGATCCATGCTTCGCCGCCTTGTCAGGCGCACAGCACGATCGCAAAGCAGCAGCGGCAACGCCGTCCCGGCGTTTATGAGCACCCCGAATTGGTCGGTCCGGTCCGCGAGCTTCTGAAGGCAACCGGCCTGCCGTACGTGATCGAGAATGTGATGGGGGCGCCTCTCGTTGACGCGATCCAGCTTTGCGGCTCGAGCTTCGGCCTCGACCTCCACCGGCATCGGTTGTTTGAGTGCTCGTTCCCAGCGATGGCTATGCCGTGCGCGCACTATTGGCAGACGCCACGGTTCCGGACGCTTGATAGCCGCAAACCGAATGCTCTGGCATCTGTCGTCGGCGTCCATGGACACCACAATTATGCGGGAGAGCGCGATCTGCGGGAGGCGGCGATGGGCATCGACTGGATGGACCCTCGCGAGCTGACCCAGGCGATCCCGCCGGCGTACACCGAGCACGTCGGCTCCTACCTGCTAGCCGAGGTCAACCGGAGCAGGGTCGCGGTATGAGCGCCCAGTCGTTGGAAGCTCTCGCGTATGGCGATGAGATCCGTCTGGCACGGTCGAGGGCGAAGAAGGCGATGCGCGCCCACGAACTCTCCCTGGAGGCTGCGCTCTCGTTGGATTGCTGTCAGGGGATGAGGATCTCCCAACTCCTCGAAGCGCAGTGGAATTGGGGGCCGGCGAGGACTCTCGGGCTGCTCGGGAAGCTCGGCATCAGTCCTTTGCGGCGTGTGGGGCAGCTCACTGAGCGGCAACTGCGCGTGATCGTGGAAGCGGCATGAGCGTCATCGAGCGTCCCGAGCAAGCGGTCGCGTGGGAGCTGCGGGGCGCGTGGGCCTCAGGCAAGATCCTCGTCTTCTCGCTTTCGGAGCGATGTGAGCCGCAGCGCGTCGAAGGGCGAGTCCGTCGAGTGTCGCCGACGGGGGCCTTCGTCGTCATCGAGGAGCGCACGACCGCAGGATTCGGCCGCCGCTGGCACGTGCCGACCGTCGATGTCCTCGCCACGCTCTCCCCGCACTACTCGATGGAGGCTGCCGCATGAGTGTCCCGCGTGGCAGCAACGTCGTAGTGTTCCCGACACCGGAGCCGTACTTGTCGAGGCTTGAGATTGCGAGGCTGATGGGCGTGTCCCCGAGAACGATTGACCGGTGGTGTAAGGAGGGTTTGCCCCATCAGACGTGGGGGTTGCGGACTAAGAAGCTGAGGTTTTCGGAGGTTGAGGAGTGGGCGCGGAAACGAGGCGCAGCATGAGCGAGTTGGAGCGGATCATCGAAGCCATTCGCGCGATGCCAGATGAAGGCGACGGGATGACTGTCGGGAAGATCGCGGACCGTGTTGGGACGGATACTGGGATGGTGGTCGCGGCGCTCGAAAGCATTGTCGAACGGGACGAACGGGACGAACGGGACGAGGCAACGTCGTGAGCGTCAAACGTCGAGGCGACTCCTGGGCCGTGAGCATCTACGACCCTGCGACCAAAGGCAAGCGGTGGGTCGGCACCTACCCGACGCAACGGGACGCGAAGCGCGCGGAGGCCGAGGCCACGTTGCATCAGCGTCAGGCCGGCGGCACCATCGCAGCCTATGAGAACCGTTGGCTGGGACTGCATCCGAGGAAGCGCAGCTCGACGATGATCCACTACCGGGACCGCCTCCGCCCGTTCGTCAAGGAGTTTGGGAAGCGTCAGCTGGGGTCGATCAGCAAGCTCGAGGCCCGCGAGTGGGCGCTCGAGCACCGGTCGGCGCACGGTCCTGTGCGGGCGATGTATGCGGACGCGATCCGGGACGGCCTGATCTCGGAGAACCCATTCTCGAACCTGCGACTACAGCAATCGAGGGGTCGTAGGGATCTGGATGTGATGAGCGAGGACGAGGTCCGCCACGCCATCCAAGTTGCGGGGGAGAAGTATGGCCCGAACTTCGCCGCCTACATCGCCACCGCCGCCTACTGTGGACTACGGCCCGGCGAGCTTTACGCGCTCACATGGGCTTGTGTGGATTTCGACGAGAACGAGCTCCACGTCAAGGCGTCCTACTCGTCTAAGAGCGGGGAGACGACGGCGCCGAAGAACGATCATCAACGCCGCCCGGTCCTGTTCCCCGAGGCTAGGGACATGCTCCTCCGTGTGCCGCGGAGCGATGGTCCGGTGTTCAGGACGATCACGGGGAAGCCGATGAGTGGGAGGGTCCAGCATTTCTATTGGGACCCGGTCAGGACCGCGATCGGTAGGCCACAGGAGAGCTTCTATTCTTTGCGCCATTACTGCGCATGGCGCTTGTTGAACGTCCTGGGCCACGAGGCCGAGGACGTTGCTTTCCAGCTCGGCCATACAGACGGAGGCGTTCTGATCCGTCGCCTGTACGGGCATCCGAGTGAGGAGTTGGCCCGCGAACGGCTCAAGGCTGGGCTCGGCCGGAAGGTTGTGCCGGTGGACTTTCGACGGAGAGCGGGTGGGGCATGAGCAACGAGTGGGAGGTTCGAGCGCGTCCCGGCGCTGATGTGTCGGAGGAGTCGCTTGAGACGGTCCGCAAGATCATCAACAACCCCGAGTTCGCTGAACGTGCCCGTCGGCTCGCCATCACCTCGATGCTCACCGGCATCCCCCCGGCGGAGCTGCTGGCTCGGGAGCATTTCCCCGACGATCCGGACTGGATCGGGAGCTACCTCGGAGCAAAGGACTGATATGTGGCTCTACCAAGCGACATGTAACCTATCGGGCCCACTGCCCCGCCCAACAGGCGTAAGGAGTCTGCACCGGACAACCCCTACTGCTGCGGCCTGTAAACACGGGCCGGGACGGACAGGAGCGGACACGGCTCTGGACGGATCGGTAGCGGTACAGGAGCATCGCGTCGCGCATCGGAAGCATCGGCATGGCTGATCGGCGCGTGGGAATCGAGCACTTCTTCCTGGCGGACGTAGACCCGCGCGATGACCGACTGCTCCGCGTGACACCGACCGGCGACGGAACGGTCGGGCTCACGATCGTTCAGCGCACCGAAGACGTGCCCGTGAAGGAAACCGAGCTTGGCTCGCTGATCGTCGATATCGAGCCGCTGTGGAATGGCCTGCGCGCGATGCTCGTCTCGGAGGGGTATCGCGTGGCTTCTGGGGGTGTGTCTGGTGTCTAGAGAAAGGAGCGCGATATGAGCGTGAGGCTGCACCTTCAATGCTCGGGCTGCGAGAACACGGCGACCGGGAAGCTGCACCGGGACTTCGAGACGATCTTCAACGGCTCCAACGCTTACGGCTTCGGCCGCTGGAATCTGCGCCCCGAGGTTCCAGACGGCTGGGTGCTGTTCGACCCGTATACCAACATCACCTATTGCCCGGTGTGCGCTGATGAGATTTGGGGCCCGTCTGTTAATCAGGATGCGCGGGTCGCTGGTGTCTAGAGAGAGGAAGGAACTGCGATGACGCAGCGCGACGGGAGCTACAGGGTGCGCATTGAGCGTCTGCCGAGCAGGTGGTGGCGCGCGGAGGTCAAGGGACCGCGCGGACTCTTGGAGGTGACGATCAGCGCGCGCACAGCGCTCGATGCGCTCGACTTCGCGAAGGCCCGAATCGAAGAGGAGGAGAGCCCACGATGACGCCTTCCGAGCAGCGCAGCGTGCGCGTGAAGGGCGGCCTCGTGCTCGTCCAGCCGTCAGACGCTCGGCCGCCCTGGGGACTCTCTCCCCGGGCGGCCCGCGAACTCGCGGGGGCGCTCATGGCCGCTGCTGCCGAGGCGTCGGGGGACGAGAGCGCTCCGGGCCAGCCCGAATCGCGCGTCCTCAGACCCCGATGCACTTGCCAAACGAACCCGAGGAGACACCTGTGAACAGCACGATGACTGACGAAGAAGCTCGCGTCCAAGCGATCGAGGTCGCTAAGGAGGCGCTGGCCTATGTTTCTGAGGCCGACACTCTCCCGGCGGCGCAAGCGACCGCGAGAGGCGCTCTGTACGCGATGGGTAAGACGCTCGGATGCCCGGAGGCTGTGCTCGCGGGCACCTGCGAGTGCGTTCAGGGTGAGTGCACTTGCCCGAGCGGCTCGACCGAGGGCGAGATCGCGGCGATTCAAGCACTTCCCGCCGATGCGCTTGTCCCGTCGGGCTTCTGCGCGCACTGCCGGCTGCCCATAGGGAAATCTGACTGCTATGCGATTCCCGGCATCATGTGCCAGATCCACAAGCGGTGCTACGAGGCCTTCCGCACCGCCCGCCAGTCCGTGCCTGTGCGGGAGGGCCTATGAAAGGCTGGCAAACTACATGGAGGAGCTGGACGATGTCTGACGAGGCTCTAGAGAAGGAGGAGAAAGTGCGCGGAGTTGTGGCGGCGATGACGGCGCTAGGCGAGGCGTACCGGGGGGACTGGCACGACTTCGACGGCCGCTGGCTTCGCAGCCAACTCGAAGAACTCGGCACGGTCTTCGAGAAGGCGTTACGCGGCGAGGACACGACGGGCGATGTAGCCGCCTTCTACGCGTTCAACGGCATCTGCTCTCAGTGCGGTAGCTGGACGGAACACTGCGACTGCGTGTCTTCTGGGGGTGTGTCTGGTGTCTAGAGAGAGGGAGGAAACCATCAGCGAAGCGTTCTCGGGCTCGCTCGCACGCGTACGGCAGGCCGTCAGCGACTTGGAGGATGCCGCGGGGCTGCCCGTCGAGAGCAACACGGGCTGGGGCGAAGCGATCATCGCCGCGGCTGAGGTGGAGTACGCCGCAGGAGAGCTGCGCCGCGCGGTGGATCAAAGGGCGCCGAGTCGTGTCTAGGGAGCCGGTACAGGCAACAGACAGGCGAGCGCCGAAGATCCTTGATCTCTTCTGCGGAGCTGGCGGGGCCGCGATGGGGTACTACCGGGCGGGCTTCCGGGTCGTGGGCGTAGACATCAAGCCTCAGCCGCACTACCCCTTTACGTTCTGGCAGGCCGACGCAACCCAGTTCCTCGACTGGGTCGAGCCGGAAGAGTACGCCGCGATCCATGCTTCGCCGCCGTGCCAGGGCTATACGTCGATGAACAACCGCTATGCGTCGAAATCGCCGCTGCTCATTCGGGATGTGCGTGCGGCCCTGAAGCGGATCGCCACTCCGTACGTGATCGAGAACGTTTCGGGCGCTCGAGCGCATATGGATCATCCGGTCCAGCTCTGCGGGAGGTCACTGGGGCTGGGCGTGGCTCGGCACCGTCTCTTTGAGTGCTCCTTCCCGTGTATGGCGATCCAGTGCGCGTGCCGCGGGGACGAGCTCCCGGTCTACGGAAAGCTCGACGGCCGGCGCCTCTGGACCCGTAAAGACGGTTCGGAGCTCCGGGCGGCTAAGACGCTCGAGGAAGCGCAGGCGGCGATGGGCATCGACTGGATGACCTGGGATGAGCTTCGGGAGGCAATCCCACCCGCAATGACGGAGCACATCGGAGGTTTCTTGATCCGTGAGGTTGAGCGTCGGTCGAGGCTGGTGGCGTGACCGTGGTACAGGCAAGAAAGGACAACGAGATGAGCGACAAGGCGCTTTGCCCCGTGGACCTCGAGGAGCCTGCCGAGGATCAATGGGAACGCGATGAGGAGCTGGCGTGCGAAGTGGCGTTGTCCTACGGCCGACGTTTCTACGCCCGCGAGCGTGCTGGCGGGGGCGATCTTGTACGCATGTACGGTCAGGGTCCCGTTCGGGGTGACTCCAATGCCCGCTGACGAACGCGAGTGGACGATCCACACGGACTGGGACGTAAGCGGTCCGGACCTGACGTACGCCGAGCAGGAGGATTGCGGCGTCGTCGTCGTCCCGAAGGCCCGTCTTGCTGAGGCCGAGGCCCGACGCGATCAAGCAGTCCAGCAGGCCAAAGAGTGGGGTAAGGCTGTTGAGTACGCCGACGCCCGCCTAGCCCGAACCAAGGAGTATCAGGAGCGGGCTATCGAGATGGCGGCGGACATGGAGTTGCGTGCGCACACTGCCGAGGCCCGCACCGAGAAGCTACGAGAGGCGCTGCAACGGATTGTCGAGATGGAGGCCGAGAACAACCGGGCCGCGGAGGAGGACGACAGTTGGGACAACGGCCCGGAATGGTTCCAGGGCCTCGCGGTCGCTCATGGAATGTGCGCCCGGGTTGCCCGTGCGGCTCTCGACGCTACCGGAGACGAGACGTGACGGCCTGAGAAACAGGAAACGGGCCGCGCTAACGACCCGTATTCCCGACATAGAGACGCTCTCCAACGCTCCACCCCGCAAGCTACGACCCCGACCGGACGGAGCAGACTGTGAGCGACCTGAACTTTCTAGAAGCTGATGTGTTGCGTCGTCTCGAGATGCTCGCGGAGGGCGGCACATCCACCCTGGACCCGAACCGTGTGCATCAGAGCTCCTCAGACTCCAAACCGCCAGCGGGCGTGGAAGCCGTTCTGGGCGAGTCTGTGAGCTTGTGGGTGTACCACCAGGGGAAACTCCTCGCGGCGGCTGAGAAGGCCACGCATGTGCGTCTGAGGGCTATCGCTGAGGCTGAACGTGACCTGGAGTTCAGCTTGAAGCGTCCGCCGGCGTATATCAGCCCCGACAGCGAGCAAAACTCGAAGGATCGGGACGAGGCGATCCTACGCCACACCGGCAGGAGGCCTGAGGAGGTCGCTGTGTGGGAGAACTGTTCCTGCAGCTACGTACGGAAGATCAGGAAGCGGGCGCACCGGGATCAGACTTGGGGCGGCAGCCTTGAGGGCTTCGAGACTGAGGCGGCTTGACAACCGTGCGCACATCCGGTAACAACCCAATAGCGTTGCTCTAGATGGCTACGGCATCCGAAGCCCGCAACGCACGCAAGCATCTCCGTAGGCACTCTCGCCGCATCCAAACTCTCATCGAACGCTCGATGAGCCAGGTGTGTGACGGTGATCTCCGGATGGTGGATCGTGAGACCGCCGAGCAACGACTCCTACTCCTGTTCCGTGAGCAGCAAGTGACGGCAGAGCAGCTCGAGCGCGTAGAGACAGCACTAGAGCGCTAGCCCGAAACACCGCAAATCAAGGGTTTCCGCCCTTACCGATCCTTCAGACCGTCCAGTCCGGACCCGTTAGGAGCCGATTATGGGCCCGCTTTCTGAGCGTAACCCTCCAGGACCATGGCACTGGACCGACACACGCTGCGAATCCTGCAACCACTGGTTCCCCGTAGCAGCCGAGCGGCCCCTCAAACACCCCATCTGCAGCGAATGCCAGGAAACCCTCGACGTCATAGTCGCCACCCGTACCAGCGCCCACCACCAGCACACCACAACCGGAGACACCTTCGGCGGACTAGGCACCAGCCAAGAACCCGCCACATGAGCGACCAAACAATCGGCGAACGCCTCGACGACTGGATATGGCACCGCAGGTACGGCCGCGCCTACCTGCTCTGGCATTACTGGCGCAGACCCGCCAAAGGCCTCGAACAATGGCGCGTAGGCAGAGCCAACACCAGACGCCGACAAGCCCTTACCGCCCACTGGCAGCACGCTAACGACGAGATGGTCTACCGCCTCAAGCAGCAGAACGCTAGAGACCACACCAACCACACCACAACACCCAACCAGCCCTAGCGCTCAACACACGGTCAACGGGCAGCTCGTGGCCTGTGTTTCTGAGCGTAGCTAGTGTGCGGGATTGGCTAAAACGCCTGCATATCACCGTGTTTGCTGACGTGTGTGCTGCTGAGCCACCCTCCTGACATGGCGGAACACCCCGCCGGTGTTGACCATCCAGGGCGGCCTGGGCCGGCCAGAAGCCGCGACAATGCGCAAGCGAAAACGTTGGCATTGGCATGGGGGTAGCGTTCGCAAACGGCGATGAGCGCTCCCATTTGAGTAGGACCCACTGGGATTTGCAGGTTCTCGCGGACTTACGTAAGTGTCCGTAGGTGGTGGTAGGGTTATGGCATGAGGCGTAAGGTGACTCTGAGCCTGGATGAGCGCTTCATCGAAGCGATGGATGGTGCGCGGGGGATGGTGCCGAGGAGCCGGTGGATCGAAACGCCGTGGAGTCCGATCACGGCTGCGGGTGTTGAGGCGCGGGGCGAGGAGGCTCATGCGATGATCCGGGCCGTCGAACGGGTGCGGAGTCCCAGGCCTGCTGAGGTTTTTGATCCGCCTCGCGAGATTTCGCGTCATCGCCCGACTTGCAAGTGCCCGGTCTGTAAGCCGGCGTAGGTTTTAGCTTCGGGGGTATGGCCCCGTTGAGCTCGCCGTGTGGCGGCTGAGGTCCCGTCCTTGGCGGGCGGTGCGCGGCAGGTTCGCCCTTCATTGTGGCCTGCCGCCTTTTCTTCTACCCGAACCTGGAGGTTGTGATGCTTGTGACGGTTCTTGTTGTGCTCGCGATCATTTGCTGCATCGTGTTTCTAGTGAGGCGTTAGGTGCGGCGGAATGATGGGCGTGGGGTGGGGGAGCCCGTGAGCCTCGTGTGGCTGCGGTCGCTGCCGGCCGTGGACCGGGTGCGGATGGAGGGGTCTTGGATGGTCCGCTTTTACGGGGTGTCTTGATGGCTGCTCTGGGCTCGAGCAGCACCAGGACGGCTGGGGCGCCTGCTCAGGCCAAACCTTCGCCTGCCCCGGTCCGTCAGCAGGCGGCGGCAAAAGTGACGCCGGCGTATTCGGCCCCTTCGCCGCGGGCTGAATCGCAGAACCGGTCTTTCGGCCCGAGGCCGGATCGCACGACCGCTAACTCGGGTCCGCAGCCGAAACCGCTCAGCCCGGAAACCTATGACCGTTTGGAAGGCATCAAACATGTGTGGGGTTCGGGTCAGGGCGCGGGCGGAAACAAGGTCAGGCTCCCTAACGGCGTGGAAGGGGCGGTTGGTCAACGGTCGCGCACCGTCTACAAACGTGTCGCGTCGGACAACAGGCCCGTATCGACCTGATGCCCCTCGTCAGCGAAGCCCAGCGGAAGTTCATGTGGGCTAAGCACCCGGAGATCGCGAAACGCTGGGAGGCGATGACCCCGAAAACGGACAGTCTTCCTCAGCGTTCGGCCGGCCAGGACCAGGAACACACCGAAGGCGACGACTACAAGCATCTGACGCCGAGCAGTTACGCGAGGTTCCCGGGGTCGCTGTCTGAGCGTCAAGCGACCGAAGAATCTGGTGTGCAGGCGGAACCGCAGTCGTTTGGAGCGAAGAGCACTCATAAGGGCCTTCGTGCCCGTGATGTCGCGGCAGCCCGCGTCAAGAAAGGCAGGTAGGTCCGATGGCGAAAGAAAACTGGACGGTGTTCTATGGGCAGCAGCGTGCTGGTTCTCAGAAACCCGTGACGGGCTGGGCGGAAAAAGCGATGAAGGTCGCGAAAATCGGTTCGGGCTCGACGCTCGAAAAAAACGAACCGGCGATCATGGCCGAACCCGGCAAAGTGGTCACGGCGGTCCCGCAGGAGTGCTATTTCGTGAGCGTGGTCGCGGAATCCGCTGAAGAAGCGTGCCTGGTGGTGGACAAGTTCTTGTCGCAGGGTGGTGCTAACGCGACTGCTGGTGGTGGCGGGCCGAGCATCAAAGGGCCGGCTGTGAACAGTGGTGGTAAAGCGTTCGCGGCGCTGTCGTCGAACCTCACGGAAGTCGGGGTGCTCTGATGGCGAAGACGAAGTGGTGGGCGCTCTGGGACATCCAGGCTGCCGGGGTCTACAACTCGGTCAAAGCCGGCACGAAATTCAAAAAAGGCGAAACGCTGCCGACCGAAGAAATCGCTGAAACGGGCGGGTTGTGGAAGGACGGCCCGGTGTACACGTGCAAGCTGGCTCAGGTCGAAGCGGAATCCGAAGAAGAAGCGATCATCGTCGCCGGCGAAGCGTACGGCTCCCGGGGTGGTGTGGGGGCGGTCCCGCACGCCGAAAAAGAACTCAAATTCTTCAAGGCGTAGCCGTGGCTGTCTACTTCGCCATCTTCAACCGTCAGCGTGCGCAGGCGCACTCCCCGGCGACGAACACCAAGGAAGAAGTCAAATTCGAAAACGTCAAGATCCTGCCTTCGCAGGGCACCGAACCGATAGGCAGGGGCGGACTGGAAGCCGCGAAAGTGGTGCGGCTTGAAGCGAACTCGATCGCGGAAGCGCAGATGGGCGTCCGCCATTTCTACGGCGGCACGGCGGACACTCCGGTGATCGTGACGGAAGCCCAGTTCAAAGAAGCCTGACCCGTGCTGAAGATCGACCCGGCAGCGATCGAGCGTCTGCCGCCCGGGGAGCAAGCAGAAGCCCGCTCGATCCTCGCCGCCTATGAGGAGACGCTCAAGGCAAACCCGCTCCTCGGCTACCAGCCGCACCCCAAGCAGCAGGAGTTCCACTCCTCCCACGAGCAGCTCAAGTGCTTCCTCGGCGGGAACAGATCCGGGAAGACAACCGCCGGTGTTCTGGACGATCTGATCCAGTCGGTGGACCGCGAGTGTCTCCCGGAGCACCTGGCGGCTTACAAGCGTTGGGAACCGCCGTTCTACTGCAGGATCATCGTCCCTGACTTCACGTCGACGCTCGAGGGCGTGATCTTCCAGAAGCTCCGGGAATGGGCCCCCAAGGACCAGTTGGCGGGCGGACGGTTCGATAAGGCGTACGACAAGACCCGGCGGAAACTGCAGTTCGCGAACGGTTCGATGATGGACTTCCTGACCTTCGAGCAGGACCTGGACAAGTTCGGGGGCACGGCGCTCCACAGGGTTCATTACGACGAGCAGCCCCCGGGAGCTATTCGTAGGGAGTCGATGATGCGCCTGATCGACTACGGCGGCGACGAGCTCTTCACCCTCACCCCCCTCACGGGGATGAGCACTTGGATGTTCGACGAGATCTGGGAAGCCCACCAGAAGGGCATCCTGACGGACTCCACGATCATCGTCGTGGACATGGACGACAACCCTTACCTGGACAAGAAGACCAAGGCCAGGGCGCTCGCAGGGCTGTCGAAGGAGGAACGCGAAGCCCGCAAATCCGGGCGTTTCGTGTCGTTCGCGGGGATGATCTACGACGACTTCAAGCGCCACCTTCACGTCATCCCAGAGATCTCAGAGGTTCCGCAAGCAGCGAAGGTCTATGTCGGGATCGACCCGGGCGTACGGCACATGGCCGGGGTCGTGTGGACGTACCTGACGCCCGAGGACACGATGGTCGTGTTCGACGAACTAGCGCTCCAGGGAGCGACCGTGAAGCAGGTTTGCGAAGCGATCAAGCTGACGAACCTGAAGTGGGGCAAACGCGGCGAGAAGGGCGCCACCGTGCCGCTCCCGGCCCACTGGTACGTCATCGACCCCGCCGCCAGGAACGTTTCGCATCAGACGGGCCGTTCGGACCAGATGGAGTACTTGGATCACGGGTTCGCGACGATCCTCGGCCAGAACGCCGTCCCCGCCGGGATCAGCCGTGTGAGGGAGCGTTTGCAGGCCAACCGGCTGCTCGTGACCGCGAACTGCCAGACCCTGATCGACGAGTTCCGCCGCTACCGCTGGCAGACCGCGACACGCTCCGAGGCCGAACCGAAGGAAGCGCCCGTGAAGGCCGACGACCATCTCCTCGACGCTCTCCGGTACGTCGTGATGTCCCGGCCTTACGCGAACCCTGAGACGCAGGAAGAAGACGCTCTGTCGCCGATCGAGAAACGGTTCCGTGAAGACGTGGCCGGCAAGACCTACCACCAGAAACCCGCATCCAACTGGCTCTACGCATGAAAGGCCCCAATGGGAACCGTCCGTCTCGCTAACGAGATCCGTGAAACCTCGATGCCCGTCTACTGCTCGGCGTGCTTCAACCAGGCGAACATCCGCCACGTCGATTTCGACGCCGCATGCGATCGCGGCTACGCGAACGCGGAGGCAGTCGAAGTCTCCATGGACGAGCTCGTGCTGTGCGAGAACTGCGTCAAGAACGGCGCGGCGATCCTCGGGATCGAGGACTCCAAGCAGCTCAAAACAGAACTCGACGACGCCGAAATGGCCCTGAAGCGCGAGCGCAAGGAACGCGAGCAGGCGCAACGGTACGCCTCGACGCTCGAGGACGCGGTCCACCAGAAGGGCGTCAAGCTCGACCATCGCCAGAAGCCGCGTCAGCTTAGGGAGGTTCAGGATGCCTGAATCGGGCTCCAGTTTGTTGACCCTCGCTCCCGTCAAAGTGACGACAGCGGGAACCGCTGTCCAGATCAAAACGTCTGGGACGAATTTTTCCGCGAAGACGGTGATCTTGCAAGCACTGTCCACCAACACGGAAGCTGTCGTCGTCGGCGATAAGGAAGTGAAGGCGAAAGCTGGGACGCAGGAAACACCGGAACAGCGCGGGGTCGAACTCCTACCAAAAGCTACGTTGGCTATAGATGTATGTGACAGTACCCAACTCTGGGTGGATGCACGAACATCCAAAGATGGTGTGGCTGTCTTGGTGCTTCTGGTATGAGTCGTATTCGCTCGGGTGGAGTGTTTTCGCCTTATGGTGCTACCTGCACGCTACCGGGCGTTTCCAGCCGACATGCGAATATTGAAGTTTTCACGCCTACGTCGCCTTTTTCGAGTCCTACCAGTATTTTTACGGAGGACGCGACTGCACTGGCGCGTGCGTCTGAAGCTGAAGTTACTGCGAACCACTACTCGGAAAAGCTCGCGAACCAACTGTTCTACGGCAACAAAACGGAAAAAGGCAAATTCTTCGGTTACGGCGAATACGGCTACGCCGGGGTCAAACAAGGCAACGCGGTCGAACTGACGTTCAAGGAAGCGACCGTACCGCTTTACATCGTGTCGGCTAGCACGCCGCGCGTGAAGGTGTGGCTAGTCAAAGAAGAAGGCGCTGAAGAAACCCTCGACGAAACCGAAGCTCACATTGCACTCCGGGCGGGGCTTACGAGTGTGCCGCTCCCGGCCCCGGCGGAAGTTCTCGGCGGCTCCCTGCCGAGCGCGGGCAGCGACGCGATCTGCGCAGTCTGGTGCCCCGCAACAGACGAGTTCTGGGAATTCCGGCGTCTCAAAACGTTCGCGGCCGGGGAACACAAAGGCGAATGGAAGTGCCCGATCGGCGGCTACGCGCACCCGGCGTCCACCGCAAACGGGGTCTTCCCTACGGGTGTTGGCTTGTCGATGGGCAACAGCGCATCCGGCCTCATGCGGACCGGCGGGATGATCACGATCGCGGACCTGATCCGCGTCCTCCGCGGCGGCAAGATCGGCCATGCTCTCGCCGTCACCGCCCCCGTCACCAAGTCTCCCGCCAACAGCGCGTTCCTCGCGCCCGCGACCAGGAACGACACGCGCGAAAACACGACCGTCTTCCTCGAAGACGGCTCGACTGCGAACCCGTCAAAAGGGACCGTAGACGCTGTCCCCGAGGGCCTGTGGTGCGCGTTCCCTGCGGCCAGCAAAGCGAGCGAATTCGGGATCACGAAACCCGTCGCCGCCGCGATCTACGAAGCGATCCGCGAACACGGACTGTTCGTTCGTGACTCCGGCCCGAACTGCTCGTTCAACCTGGAGGACGCCCGCGCCCTACCAGTCGGTCACCCTCACATCAACCCGTTCGCCGGAGCCACGAGTGTCGGGAACACGGCGACGCAGATCAACGAATACGTGAACACGCCGCTCGAAGCGCTCGTCGGCTCGGTGTGGAAAGACGCGACGCTCCCCGCGCTCGAAGAGGACTTCCACGCGGAAAACGCGGGGTACCTGTTCGCGAAAATGCCGTGGCGCACCCTTGAACAACTCAAACCGAGGAGTAGCTAGTGACCATTATCGCCGGGCTACTCATCGCCGCCCTGATCTTCCAAGCGGTCTCGCATCGCAGGCAGCTCGAGACCCAGGCAAGGTTCGCTGAGAAGGAGCGCAGAAGCCTCCTTGAACGGATACAGCACCCGGAGCTCCGCCAGCTGGACATCCCGGAGGGTTATGAGCCGCCGGAGATCCCGGCTGACGCGGCGGAGCTAGCGTTTGTCGGTCAGGAAGTCCCCGAGTTCATCCACGTCGGAACCAAGGAGCCTTAGATGCCCTCGATCGGGCTTGACACGAAGCACTGGACGCGGTTCTCGCCGCAAGGCAAGACCCAGGTCGTGAAGTGCCTCGGCTTCGCGTGCTACTACTCCGCGGAAGCGGAACCGCCCGAAATCTCCTCGACCGGAACCGGCGGCACCGAACTCGCCGCGAACGCGACCCTGACCGTCGAACGCCCGCTGTGGTTCCGCGGGAAGGAACCCTCGACCACGGAAGCGCCCTACCAGCCTTCGACGCTCGAAGTGCGCGTCCCCTCGGCGGAAACGACCGGGACGGGCCAGATCGAAAACGAAGCGGTCACCGAAGCGAAGCTCGCCGCGAAAGCCGTGACCCCCGCGAAGGCTCTGGCTGCGACGACACCCACACCGTCGGGCACAGAATCGCTGACAGCGGAACTGGGGACCGCGGGCGTGACCCGTACTGTCGTCGCCGCGTACAACGCGAAACACGAAGCGTCCGCGAAAGTCAAAATCAAACACGGCCTGAACACCGAAGCGGTCGTCGTCTTCGCGTACACGGTGTCCTCCAAAAAACCCTCCGAACGTCTCGCTGACAGCGCGAGCACGGCCGGAGCGATCGCGAAAATCAAAATCGAATCCGCTGAAGAAATCCTCGTGACGCTCGCTACGGGGGAACCCGCAGCGAAAGAAGAATTCTTCTACGTCGTGATGGGCTGACGCTCCAGTTCTTCGATGGTCGGAAGCCGGTCGTGCTTTCGCATATTGCAGCCCGGATGCGCTGGCTGGGCGTTGCGGTAGGCATGTAGGCCTCCGCGCGATAGCGGCATCACATGGTCAACGTGGAAGGCATCGGTGATCGTTTCGCCGCAGATTCCGCAGAGTCCTTGGTGCATCTCAAGTAATTGGATCGGATCGACATCCTCAACGAACTGATCTAGCTTGCGAGCGATTCTCGTCAGTTGTGTTCGAGCGCGTTTAGCCAGAGTCGTAGGGCGTTTTTGGCGCTCACGGATGGTCTCGCGTTCGCGTTCGTAGTAGGCATTTACGTAGGCGACGATCCGATCTTTCTCGCGCCGGTAGCGCGCAGCGCCAACATCGGAGACTCGCGTGCGATGGCGCTCCTTATAAGTCGCGAGGTACTCGGAGTTCGCAGCCCTACAGGGCTCACAGCGGCACTTCGCCTTCACGTAACACGATCTGGTGCCGTGGCGCAGCATGGCGCAAATTCTAATGCAAAGGAACCATGACGTACTACCCCGATCGCTCCGTTGCGGACCTAGATAAGTTGGCCATGATGGCCAAGGCTCCGAGGACGCGCTTGGAGCCTACGTGGTCCCTAAATTTGGCTTTTTATCAGGGTTACCAGTGGTTGTTCTGGAACCAGGGCCGTCTTGACAAACCTCGTCTCGACCCGCACCGGGTAACGATCACCGACAACCGCATCATCGGCGTGGTCCGCAACGAGATCGCGAAGATGACGAAGCAGAAGCCGGCGTTCCAGGTCATCCCCACGACAGCATCGGACGGGGACACGCAGGCCGCGAGGACGGGGGAGAAGATCCTCGACTACCTGTGGCGGCACCTGAACCTGCGGACACAGCTCGAAGACGTGCTGCTCTGGTCCAGGATCACGGGGGCGGGGTTGTGGAAGGTGTGCTGGGACCCGTCTCTCGGCGAGAAGGTCTCGATCATCACCGACGGGGACGGTCAGCCCGTGATGCACGCGGAAACGGGCGCTCCGATGCGCCCCCACGAACTGCAGACCGAGCAGGGTCTCCCCGAAGGCCTGAAGGCCAAGACGATCGCTACGGGCGACGTGCATGTCGAAACGATCAGCCCGTGGGAAATCCTCCCCGACCCGGTGGCGCAGCGCTTCTCGGAATGCGAATGGGTGATCCACGAGTGCGTGAAGTCCCCGGAGTACGTCTCCCAGCACTTCGGCGTGGAACTGGACCCGGACACCGACGTCGTGCCGGGGGCCTTGGAAGCGCGTATGTTCCCTTCGCTTGAAACGGGCGGCTCGAGCGGCTACCGCGGCGTGAAGCTCCGCGAGTACTGGTGCAAGCCGAACACGGAGCATCCTGACGGGCACCGGGCGGTGTGGGCGAAAGGCAAGATCCTCACCGAAGGCCCGAACCCCTATAAGGAGCATCTGCCGTTCGTGATGTTCCGCGGCATCCCGATGCCCGGACGGCTGTGGCCGACAAGCATCGTGGAGCAGCTCCGGGGTCCGCAGACGGAGCTCAACAAGATCCGCAGCCAGATCGTGGAGAGTGCGCAGCGTCTCGGTAACCCGGCGCTGATGACCTCCAAGCAGGCGAACGTGCAGTACTCGGGGACTCCGGGGGAGCGCATCGACTTTGATGACACGGTCCCGAACGCGAAGCCCGAATATTTGGTGCCGCCGCCGATGCCGCAGTACGTCCTGAACCAGCAGGACCGCATCGAAGCGTCGATGCAGGAGATCTCAGGCCAGCACGAGGTCTCCAATGCTCAGGTTCCCGCCGGGGTGAAGGCCGCTTCGGCGATCAATCTGCTGCAGGAAGCCGACGACACGCGCCTAGGGCCCGCGATCTATGACATGGAGGAAACGATCGGGTACGCCGGGACGATGTTGCTGAAGCTCGTGGCGTCCTATTACACCGAGGAACGGACGATCCTGATCGCCGGCGAAGACCACGCCCTCGACGCGACGGTATTCAAGGGTGCCGCCCTGAAAGGCAACACGCATGTCGAAGTGCAGGCCGGGTCGGCGTTCCCGAAATCCAAGGCCGCGAGGCAGGCCGCGATCCAGGACATGCTCTCCCTGTACTTCCAGTATCAGGGCCAGCACGAAATGAACAAACGCCAGCTCGGCAAGGTGCTCCGCGATCTCGAAGCCGGGGGGCTGGAGAAACTGTTTGGGGACTTGTCGGTGGACGAGTCGCAGATCAACCGGGAGAACCAGCAGCTTTCCCAGGGTCAGCCGCTGCAGATCAACAGCTTCGATAACCAGGAAGCGCACATCGAAGGCCACACCGAATTCCAGAAGGGCGCGACGTACAGCCTGCTTCCGCCGCCGGTGAAAGTGATCGTCGAACGTCATGTCGCGGAACACCGTGAACAGCACATGCGCGAAATGGGGCCTCCGAAGCCAGAGACGGTGCCTTCGGAGACCCTCGCCTACAAGGACACGCCGCCCGACATCAAGCGCCAGATCGAGGCACAGGCGGGCTTGCAGCCCTCGCATGAATCGCAGTTGGAACGTCAAGAATCCAAACCGCAAGGAGCCTCCGCTAATGGCCGCTAACGTCCCGATGCTCGACCATGGCCGTGACGGTCAGACGAACTCTGGTCCCGCGGGTCCCGAGGCGATCCAGGTCACGATCCGCCACATCGCCGCCTCCAAAGCGGTCCCCTCCGACGGCAACAAGGAGTCGGTCGCTCCTGCTCCTCGCCCGCCCGCGAACACGACCAAGAAGCCTCCTGCGCCCGCGAAACGCTCCACCAGCAAGAACCCGCTGAAGAAGGAGCCCCAATCCGGCTACGCGCAGGAATCCATGGACTCATGGTCGCGTGCCGCGAACGACGCGCGGAAGATGCACAGGGGCGAATAGATGGAGCTCTACGTTCGCGGCGAAGACAGCAAGGTTTCCGCCGCACGCCGCCTGATCTCCGCGATCGACAATTGCGAGCAGGCGTGGAAGAACGACCGTGCGTACAAGGACATCCTGTTCAACCTCGACAAGATCGAGCAGGAACTGGACCTTATGACCGCCTCAGCGGGCCAGAGAGCGGCGCGTAGAGCCTCATCGCCCAACATCGCAGGCCAAGACCCCGACGACCGTTCAGAGGCCCCCAGCGAAGTCCAATGACCACGACCTATGAAGCGATCGCGGGCAACTCCCATGAAGCCACGAAAGGCCTCACGAACCGTTTCGCGGGCGAAAAGGAAACGACCGGTGCGCTCATCGAAGCGTCGGGGACGCTCAAGTCGCCGGCGGCGGGCAAGCAGCTCATCCTGTACTGGATCTGGCTGTACTCGAGCCAGGAAAACGCGGGCGAGGTCTCGGCGGTCGTGACCTTGGGCGCCAAAGAAGTCTACGTGACCTATCTCGGTAACCCGGGGGCGTTCGCGCACTGGGAGCCCGTCGAAGGCGAAGTCAACGACAAACTGGGCATCACGCTCTCGGGGACGCAGAAAATCGCCGTGTCCTTCACCTACTCCGAAAGGACCCCGTAATGCCCGCGAGCCTGTACTTGGAGGAAGCGTTCGAGAAATACGCGCTGCTGAAAGTCACGCCGACAGCGATCACGAAATGCTACCTGGGGTTCTCTACCGAAGCCCCCTTGAAAAAATGGTCGGGGACCGAATTCGAAGCGAAAGAACCCACGTCGGGCAACGGCTGGGCGCGGATCGAATCCTCCGGCGCGGAAAAACCGGGCTGGGAAGTCGCGACCAAAGCGGAAGGCGCGACGGGGTTCACGATCTTCAAGAACAAAAACGAAATCAAAACCGGGGCGGAAGCGTTCGAATTCAAAAAACTGTCGGGCGGCGAATACAAACTCGAATACTGGGGTTTTTTCGACGCGGTGACGGCGGGGAACATGCTGCTGTTCGGGAAACTCGGGACGGCGCTCACGATCAACGCGGCGTCCGAACTGAAAGCTGCCGCTAAAGAACTCATCTTGGAAGTAGAATAATTGGCGAATAGCTGGTAGAATCTCGTGTATGAAGCGAAAGCAGCGGGAGAAGCGAAACGCGCAGATCATCGCTGACTATGAAGCGGGGCTGCCGTTTCCCGAGATTGCCCGCCGAGCAAATCTTTCCGAGGGTACGGTCTCCTATACGCTCAAAACGCGGGGCGTTCCTAAACGCCAGATGCGCCCCGACAACAGCGAGCGCGATAAAGCCTTAGTTGCCGCCTACGGGACTGGCGAGCCACTGGCGGAGATAGCGGAACGGTTCGGGGTTACGATCTCGGTCGTGGATCACGCGCGCAAGTTTGCGGGAGTGCCGAACCTGCGAAGGCGCGAACCTGCCAAAGCTAGGTGGCCACATGAGGGTCATCGCCGGCACTTGTCGGGGGACGGCTACGTCGTTGTCTATCCCGAGCACAGCCATAGGCCGCGTATGGAGCATCGGCTCATCATGGAACGCGAGCTGGATAGGAAACTGGAGCGCCATGAGACTGTCCACCACGTAAACGGGGTGCGTGATGACAACCGGATCGAGAATCTTCAGTTGCGCACAGGCAACCACGGCAATGGGCAACGTGCCCGCTGCAAGTGTTGTGGCTCGGAAGACGTCGAGTACCTGTCGCTCTAGCCTCGAAACGGAATGAGTTAGGCTTCGTGGCTCCAACTGAGGGGGAGGCCATGAGGAAGCTGGGGTTGCTGGTCGTGGTGCTGGTGGTGCTGGCGGGTTGCCAGGCGGCGGATGCGAAGCGCGCGCACGCGGAATCGAGGGAACTGGTCCGGTCTGGTCCGGCTTCGACAGCGAGGGATTGGCTGCCGGAAGGCAAACCCGGCGCGGAAGACTCGCTCTACGTGCCGGCTGGGCGGACGCTCGAAGTCACGAAAGCGTTGGCGGCCCGGAACGTGACGGTCGATGGGACGATCGCGAGGTCGCAGAACCCGATCACCGTCACCGGGAACTTCGTTCTGCATGCTCCGGTTGCGTGGGAAGGCGTCCTGAACAGCGAAGGCTTCGACCGGCTGGTCACGTCGGGGAACAGGCTCGCTGACATCGAGAACAACGGCGTCATCGAACTCTCCGAACCGCTGCATGTCGGCCAGATGCAATGGCATGGCTCGCTGGACACCAACGGCTACCAGCTGACGGTGGACGGCCGGCTCTATCGGCTTGAAGGCTCCTACAGCAACTACTTGACGAGCACGGTCGTCTCGGGCGAATACCGGGCGTACCCGCTGAAAGTGACGCGGGAATCGAAAGACACGCTGGTCACGGCGACCGAAGCGAACGTGATCGTGAGAGGTTTGGCGCATGGCACGTTCGAGGGCGCTAGGGCGTGCTACGGGTCGGTGACGCTCGAAGGCGAAGAATCGACGGACACGCTCCTCGGCTACATGGTCGAGGGCCGCTGGACCGACAACACGCCGACGCTCACGATCGAACGCGGCTCGACCGTCACGATCGAGGGCGACAGCGTCCCGGGCGAAGTCGTGATCGACCCGGCTGCTCAGGTGATCCGCTCGAGCGAACCGGGCCGGCCTTACACGCTCAGATTGCCGTATGCGTTGGAAACTTCTACTACAGCGACGATCTCCGATATGCACGTCACGGGCGCCACGCTCACCGCCCCGAACGCGACGGACGGGGGTGATAACGAAGGAGTCGTGTTCTAGGTGGCCGAAGCGATAGCCGAAACGGGCATCACAAAAGCGTCCCAGACGAAATGGGAACGCGAAGGCAAAAAAGAAGAAAAAATCAAAGAAAACGATGATGTCGTTATCGGTATCGGCAAGACGGTCGAATGGAACATCATCACGAAAATGCGTTCCGCGAAGATCGAAGGGACGCTCACCGGGACCTCGGAACTCGTTCTCGGGGCCACGAACTTGGTTGCGGCGGGATACATCTTCAAGGTCACGGGCACGATCTCGGGCTACGCGGGGTCGTTCGTGTTCGAATCGACCTCTGCTGAAACCGCGAAAGTCGAAACGAACAAAGAACTCCCCCGCGAACTGAAAGTCAAATCGGGGAAGTACATCCAGTTCGAAGCCGTCAAATCCTCCGGCGTGATCTCGATCAAAGGCTCCTCTACCTGGGAAACGAACAGCCAAGAACTGAACGCGGCAGGGTCGCTCGAAGTTCAGGAAACGGTCACGTTCAACGGGAACGGGTCCACGATCAGGTCCGCCGCGAAAATCACGATCGGGACGTCCGTGACGCTCGCCGACAATGCCTCGACGGTCTGGGAAGTCACCGCGACCGGCGGGACGACGTTCAACGGCGGTATCCACACTTTCGCGGGATCGGTGCGCCTCGTTGGCGGCATCATCGAAAACGCCAATACGTTCGCGAAACTACAGATCAATGCGCCGCTCGTCGCCGGGGCGAAAGTGGAAGGGACTGGGAGCGCCTTTCTCGCAGCCGAAAAAAAGGCGATTGCTGGACGGGTCGAAACATCTGGTGCGGGGACGATCACAAAGCTGGGATTCTTCCTGTCCGAAGTCACGGGTGCGACGGATATACGGATCGCGGTCCTGAAAGACTCCACCGAAAAAGTGGGCGAAGTGCTCCAAGAAGTCGCGAAAGGCTCAGCGCCCACCGTCGGCGAAAATGTAGTGACGTTGAGTCCGCCGGTGTCGATCGCCGCGACCGAAAAACTATGGATTGCGTTTGAGCCGGTCGGCGGCTCCGTGAAATTCAAAAACGGGGCGGCGGGCACCCTGTGGACCGAAAGTTCGGGGACCGCTACAAAAATCAGCGAACAGACGTGGATCGCTACGAAAACGACTGGCCCGATTGGTGTATTCGCGTTCGGGGCTTTGACAACAGGAGTCAAATGCAAGGAAGGCGAAACGCAGACCGTCGCCGCGAAAGGGCTGACGACGAACGGCACCGAAGCGGAGCCTGCGCGCCTTGAATCCTCGAAAGCCGGGACAACGGCCACGCTCGAAACGTCCGGGGAAACAACAGGCTTCCTGAAACTGAAGGACATCACCACCCCGACGGGTGTCTGGTACCTCCCGCACGGCAGCGAAGAAGGCGGGAACGTCCACACGGTCGGTTCGACGATCAAGTTCACAGCCGAAGTCGAAGCGAAGGCCGTGAAATTCACGGATAAAGTCCTGTTCGCCGGGACCGCCGCAGGCACGCAGGTTCAGCTTGTGGCCGCGACCGGGAAAACGACCTTCCGAGGGACCGCCGTAGGCGCCCAGACCCAGAGCGTTCAGGCCACCGGGCGCGTCAAATTCGCCGGTAGCGCCTCAGCTGCCCAGACTGTGCTCGTCGCCGCTAAAGGCGCAGTCCGTTTCGCCGGCAGGGTCACGGTCAGAGCCGTGACGAAAGGCGCCAAAAAGGTGCTCCTGCTCATCATCGACGAATGATCCTCCAAGACCTCTACGCGCTGGTCCCCGAGCTCCGCTGCAAAGGGCTCTGCCAGGACTCCTGCGGGCCGATCGGGATGAGCGACGAGGAGTGGGAGCGTCTCGGGCCGATCGAAACGGACGAGAGCCTCACTTGCCCGCTGCTGAAGGACGGGCGCTGCTCACGCCACTTCGAGCGTCCGATGATCTGCCGACTGTGGGGGATCGACGAGACCCTCGCCTGCCCGCACGGGTGTATCCCTGAGCGCGGCCATATCAGCGAGCAGCGAGCGATGGAACTCCTTCGCGCCGCGCTTCGGATCGGCGGCGGGGACTACACGAGAACTTCGCGGCAGAAAGCCGCAAGCGGGCCTTAGGGCCCGAGACAGCGCCAAGGGCCACCAACCCTTCCTGATAGCCCCAAGGCGACCGTACAGGGCTCGATGGGTTAGCCACAGCGCAGCTAGGAGAAGCACCATGGCCGACGACGTACAGCCCGCAGAGGGCCAAGGCGACGAGGGCTCAGGGAGTCCGTACGA